AAGCGGCAGCGAACGCTACACAGCCGGAGCTTCCGAAACTGCTTACGGTACTGTTGAGATCGAAACGCCATTTGCTTCCGCAGCTCTTGCGGGTGCGCTGTATAACAGGCTCAAGGACTATACCTATAAATCGTGGAGCTGCAATAAGATGCTTGCGTCCATAGGTCAGCTTGCGATAATACCGTCACCCTCATCGCTTATAACCTTTGGCACAAAACAAAATCTGCATGTAAACAACTGCACGGTATCGCTCACATCAACTGGCATATATGCTTCCGTTGGTCGCAATGACGCAGATGAGGACGAGCTGGCATATCACAATCGCACAGAGCGTGAGATCGCAATGCGTGTGCGCATCGGTGCGCTGATGGGCAACACCGTTATCACCGAAAAAGGCGCTGCACTGGTTGTCAAAGATGAGGTAAACAACAAGACCGTAAATTACGGCTTTGAGATGGACGAAAGCGGCGTTGCCACATTCGAGGGTGCTATCATTGACACTATCCTTCCTACCTGCAAGCGCACTGCCACAACCAACGGCATAGCTCTTATTGCCGATTATGGCGGCAAAAAGCTGAAATATTCCTACAGCGAAGATGCAGATGGAAACATCAATCTCATGAGAGACGAGGTGAATGACGATGGATGACATGGCATGGTTTTTGCTGGGACTGGCGAATGGAGGCGGCAAGGTCAAGCCGCTGACCGTTACCGAAAACGGCACATACAATGTTTCCGACGCTGAAAAGGCTGAGGGGTATGTGGGGTTTGAGCCTGTGATGGTTGATGTGCCTGGCGGAAACACAATAGCCGTACCAGACATAATAGGGTATTTCTTGGAGCAAAATTCCGAATGCGATACGACATTAGTACCGGGATACACGCTAAAACTATGGTCTGTGCCGGATGGTATGTTTTATACGTGGGATGTACTGATAGGCACTGCTGTTAACAAAGATGACAATACATCTAAACCATATCTTGAACAAAAGTATAAATATCAGTATATTATGCTTGGAGTTTTTTACGGTGAAACATTGCTATATATGTTTCCCTATAAATTGGCACGCAGAGACGTTGAAACATATGCTCTTGTTGCAAAGCTTGCCGAAAATCCCGAGGCGGCAACATACAAAGCATCAGACGGCAAAATTATATATAACGGTTATCACCTGACCTGGAACTATATTTTTAGTGATATGGTGCAAGTTGAAATTGCTACAGATTTCAGAATAGATGAAGTTGATTATGAATCGGACGGAACTATAAAATCCAGTAATTCGAGTTCATTTCAAAACATTAAAGAATGTGTATTACCACTTTATTACCGTTATCCATACGGAACTTCAAGCGGGACATTGCCTGTACAGTGGTTCTCAAATTTATCGAAAGATAATTTGATAAATGAAATGTATCTGTTTGGTACAGCGCTATTTAATGCGTATGTTGACGGATATAAACCAAGTTAATGAAGGGAGAATTTTATATGATAACAACTCAAGAAACGACAGTGGCTGTCAGCGGTCTGACAACGGTGGAATTTGACCGCCGTTATCCGTTCTACGGTATCAGGAACGATAGCAGCAGTGCGATACAGGTATCGACTGTTAACGCCTCGTGTGTGGAAGGCGCCGACGGTGTAGTGACTGTCGCTAAGGACAGCAGTTTTGTTATTGCCAACTGCGGCGATAAATTCAATGGCACTATGCTGTACTTGAATGGAAATGGCACTGTCACAGTCGTTGGTCAGTACAGCGACAGCAACCGTTTTAAGGTAGCCAAGAAGGGGGGTGATGGCGGATTGAAAACAGGCGGATTAACGTTGTATGGACAGGTCCTGCCGATTTATGCGGTGGGAGAAGCTGTTGATATTGCAGATACGGAGGTTATAGGATAATGGGAGAGCTTAAAGTTTATCAGCCTACCAAGGGGATGAGCGCCGCTGATCGGACTGTTGAAGGCTATCGAACGGTTATCAAGGAGTGGGTTCACTCTTTGGAAGATGTACTCTCACCTTTTTACACAATGAGTGATTTCACTAGTGGTAATGGGGTAAATTTATCGCCGATAGATTCCAACATAAGCAAGGTTACCCAACAGATATGGGTGAACGATGATAGCAAGATATGTCTATGGAGCATGAGCAGTGCAGATGGTAAAAACGGTGCAGTTATAACCGAGTACCTCAGAAGCGACCCTAAATTATATGTTTGGGTTGCAGATGACGGCGCTGGATTCGGCATGACAACCAACCGGATATTTATGGGTGTTATGAATACTATTAGTTTTGATGGGGGTGAACAATATATATCATTTGCCATTCCGAATACTAGTGGTATATACGCCCCACAAATAGTAACATCGAATGGAACAGGCTATCACTCCATATCATATTCATCAATGGAACGAGGCAGCACAAACTATTGTGTTAAACCCCATACATGTGACGCACTCCATTTGTTTAACAATCATCTATATACTTTAGATGGCGGAATGGCTCTCCCAAGCAACCTTATGCTGTTTACCATAAACGATGAGAAATATATGGCGTGCAGCTATGGTACATGTTTTAAATTCTAAGAAAGGAGAAATCCGAAATGGGAAAATTATATAAGTACCAGCCTACGCTGGGTATGTCGAAAGATGACAGGACACAGGCTAACTACACTGCCAAAATTATTGCATGGTTACATTCTGTGGAAGATTTGCTGACGACTGTCGCTGACATCACATATACGGAAACAGGCTGCACACTGACGCCGAAGTTTACTAACATCAACGGCAAGGTTATTGCCATTGAGGTAAACAGTAGTAGCCAATACGTAGTATCAACTAAGACCGGCAATCAGTCTCCTGCCTGGGCATCATCAAGAATTGCTCTGAGCGACGACCCATATCTATATATCATTTCCGACACAGATATGGTTGGTCTGGGTATGGGCACTACACCGTGGAACTGTTCCATTCACTCGGCTACCAAATTTGACGGCACTGAGTGCGGCGTTGAGGTTACTGCGGATACCTATAACCTTGGCTGGTTTACTGGAAATGGCGCTCAAAACGGCAAGTCTCAATATTATGGAACAGAAGCGGTCGGCACTACTTCGGTGTATTGCATGAAGCCGTTTACATTTGCGGCTTCGGGGGCTATCCAAAATCATGTTATGTCCGCCGACGGCGGTATAGAAAAACCTGCTCGTGGCAGTGTCTTTACAATCGGCGACGATACCTACATCGGTATGATCGGCAATTTCGTTCTGAAGGTGTAAATATAAAATAAAAAGGAGAAATAATTATGAACTGGAAGTCAAAACTTACAAGCCGCAAATGGTGGGCAGCAATCACAGGCGTTATCGTTTCTGTTATGGTGCTTTTCAATGTTGACAGTCAGCAGTCGGAACGCATCACAGCGCTTATTACGGCAGTATCATCAGCTGTGGCATATACCATTGCTGAGGGATTTGTGGACGCTGCAGCCGTTGATAAAAACAGAGAGGATGAGGATAATGACGATGAATGAGTTTGAAATCAAGGAAGCTGTAAAAGCCTTTGCATATGGCTTTTCTGCAGAACGTGTTGCCGAGGAATGTGATATCCCTGTGGAAAAGGCTCGTGCTATACAGCAGGAACATTCCGCTGAGATAATCGAAAGGAGAAAAGCAAGCTATGAGTAATGCGGTTTACAGGCTCATTGATCTGTCTAAGTGGAATGGCAAAGTCGATTTTAACCGTGTGCGCTGTGCAGGCATTGACGGCGTTATTATCCGCACGGGTTTTGGCGTGGAAAATCCCCGCCAGATTGACCGAAGATTTGAGGAATATTACTCGGGGGCAAAGGCTGCAGGGCTTTATGTTGGCGCATATCATTACAGCTATGCCAAGACGGCTGCGGAAGCTTCTGCTGAAGCGGAGTTTATGCTGAAGATACTTAAAGGAAAGTCATTTGAACTGCCTGTTTACGGCGATTTCGAAGAGCAGGGAAAGATTTCAAAGTCTGTATGCACAGCCATGGTCAAAGCATTCTGCGACAGGCTGGAAGATGCAGGCGCTTGGGCAGGCATTTACAGTTATGATACGTTCTTCAGGGACAAACTCATATCTGATATGCCCAAAAGATACACCGTGTGGTCCGCAAGGGTAGAAAACATTTTCCCCAAATGCGTATCATCGGCAGATGTCGGCATTTGGCAGCACTCGTGGAAGGGCAAGGTAAGCGGTGTGTCGGGTGACGTTGACCTTGATTATTGTTTCAAGGACTTTCCTGCACTGATCAAACGCACAGGTCTTAACCATTTCTGATACATAATATTTTAATTTAAAACGAAGTGAAAACGGCGTGCCTGATGGTGCGCCGTTTGTGTTTAGGAGGCTTTATAATGAGATCATTTATTCCGTGGATAGGCGGCAAAAGCGCCCTGTCCAAGACTATTACCGACATTTTTCCTGATAATGTAGGACGGTACATTGAAGTGTTCGGCGGAGGCGGTTCAATTCTTTTTGCATCGGATCACCACGCAGCATTGGAAGTGTATAACGATGCAAACAGCGATCTTGTGCGTCTGTTCCGCTGCATTAAGTATCACCCCGATGAGCTTTCAAAGGAAATACAGTACTATTTAAATTCCCGTGAGGTGTTCAACGATTGTCGCAGAAAGCTTGAGAGCAATGGAGATTACACAGATATACAGCGTGCGGCTATGTTTTATATTTGCATCAAGATCAGCTATGGAGCTAAGATGACAAGTTTCGGGTGCATCAAGAAAAGATTATCGTCGGACAGATTTTCCGAAGTTTCTCAGCGGCTTAATGGAGTAGTTATTGAAAATAAAGACTTCGAGGATCTGATACGTCAATATGACAGGAGCGATGCGCTGTTTTATTGTGATCCGCCATATCATACAACAGAAAAACTGTACTCAGCAGTATTTAAGGAAGATGACCATTACCGTTTAAAATCCGTTTTAAGCGGTTTAAAAGGGCGCTTTATACTCTCTTATAACGATGATGACTTTGTCAGAGATCTCTATTCTGATTTCAAGATACGTTCGTTGGAACGTCAGAACAATTTAAGCTCAGGAATATTTAAAGAGCTGCTTATCACAAACTTCTGATATTTTTTTTAGAGCATAAATAACGGATACTGTTATTTGTACTATAACAAAAGTAGCGGAGGTGCTTCAAATGTTTAAACTCAATCTTTCCAAGCTCCTGGCTGACCGTGGTATGACGCAGTCAGAGCTTGCTCACATTACGGGAATAAGACCCTCTACGATATGTGATATCTATAATAATAACTGCACTTTTATTAAGCTTGATAATATTGATAAAATATGCTCAGCTTTAGAATGCGATATCTCCGAGCTAATGTGTATAAAGTAAACTGGCAGTAATTTTCCATTAACAAATATAAGTTTTACATTGATAGAAAAATCCCCTTTAAAATGTACCCAAAAGTCATTTTAAAGGGGATTTTTTGCGTTTTGCCTGACAATTTTTTGCGTTTTGCGTGGCAAGCTACATCAGCTTTGCCGTCAAGATAAAATTCCGAAAGATTGCATATAAAATCACGGCCTGAATATATTCC